GATGAACAGCCAGCCGAAGGCTCCAGAGTCAGCTGACACCACAGGAATCCGTTTTCGGAGCTCCCGTGGCACTGTCGACTGTATGTAGCGAGCAGAGGAGTACAACCGCTTCTTCCAGAAGTTGTTGGACGACTCTACCGCACTTACAACTGACTCAGGCCGGGTCTTATCACAGACCTCAAGAACATAGGCGGGTGTCACATCGACACCAGCATATGCGTCCATCCCACACGATTCACGGAAGAAACCTTCCGAGAAAGTCTTGGATGAATTCACCTTGAGGCCGAGCTCCGTGAGGAGCTCTGTGAGAGTCCCAATAACGTCTACGGGGATAATGATATCATCCCCGTAAACTCTGGTCTGCCTCGCTGCACAGCTTACGCTGCTACGATCAACATCCCACCCTCTAACATGAATAATGCTAGAGATAGCGATAAGAGCATAGCAGATAGACTGTACAGGGAAGGTAAGTGCCGATCCCATAGGTGCGAACTTCCGAAGTATCCTATACTTTGGAGATTTGACGTCAATTTCATTGACGAGCCACCTAGTTCTGACCGCGTGGAAGGCGCGCAATAGGTCTCCATGAGATCTAAATACGCGTTCGACCACGAAGCAGGAGAGACGGTCACTTGCAGACGACAGGTCAACTGTCGCACGCAAGCCGTCCCGGGACGACTTGAGGGCATCCTGTCTTGAAGGTTCTTGATCTGCGAAGCAGATACTCGACCGTAGAACGGAATGCTCAACCATGCGTTCAAGCTCTCGCTTGAGCGCTTGCTGCATCCATTGATGGGCAGTTGGTTCAGAGGCAATTAACCTCGGTCCCTTCTGCGTCTTGGGTACAGCAATGAGGCGAGACGGAGGCTCGTGGTGCCTACCAAGTATGATATCTTGGCGGGTAACGAACCCTTGTCTTCCTCCATCACGCTTGAAGCCTTTGGCTTCACCCGGATATGGTAGGTCACCGTACCTTTGGGTTTCCACATGGGAATCCTGAGCCACGGCGTTATCATAGTCGAGAAGCGTGACGTGGTCCGCTTCCCATGCATTGTAGTTGGCATAGCCATACTCCTGTATAGGGAAGATTTGCTCAAGTTTGTTGGGCCAGTGTGGAAAGAAGTACTTATTGTCCTTCCCCACACGAGCATCAGCAACAGCACCCGGACCATGTTTCGGTCGCAAGCCCTGCCAATTGACAGGGCCAAACTGGCCCCCCACTACCCAGTCGCATACGCGCTGGAGAGTGGCAAGCCAGGTAAGAGCAGAGCGCTGTTGTTCCTCTTTACCAAAGAGTGGCAACAGCTGCT